GATCCGAAGCAATCGTGTAAATAAACGAATCTGACGCCTCTACACCTATACTGAAGTCGTTATATATCCCTGACTGAGACCCCCATATTGTTTGCGGGTCTAATGGAGTTCCGGCGTAACAAATCCGGTCTTCATAGAATGCCGCCGTTGCTGGGTATCCAGTGGTCTCGCTAAACGCACCTAGCCGCCAAGTTTTCTCGGCACCCACAGACACAAAATCATCCTTTACAAGCGCGGTCACTGAAGTGGCTGATCCGAAAACGGTTATTTCCGCATATCCAAAGTCTGCGCCCTCGTCAATACGAACTAGTCGGCCCACGTCAGTAGAAACAAATACGTCAGCCGATGCGGTGATGGTTATTGTGCCCGTCGTCCCGCTAGGGTTTAAAGTCGTATCTGTGGTGTTCTCATCAAGCCAGGGGCCGTTTACAAACTCCTCATCATCCAAGCTGAACGAATCAACAGCAGTGCGGGATAGCTTTGCTGGCGGATGATTAGGGTGCACGATGTAAAGAATGTCGGCGGATTGTATGAACTGAATTTCGAATAATTCAGATTCAAGATATGTAGTTGCCAGCTCAACGGCATTAGCTACCTGAGAAAAGCCATTAGAAAACCCATTGGAGAAGCCGCCACCACCAATCAGCGCCCGGTCACGATAAAACCGAATATAGTTCTCGCCAAACTCAAGCATATACGCCTGCTCAACAGAGAACTGAAAAGGGATTAAGCGAATCTTTTTATCATTCGTCTTGGCGTTTGATATATGCAGAGTACCGCCGCGCCGGGTTGCGCCACCGTGGGTATGAATAATCATATCCTTTAACGTGCGAACACCGTTGTAATACTTCGATATATCCACTCGCCCCTCTAATCGAGGAGACAACTCACCGGCCGTAAAGTTTGTTTGTATTGCTGCAGCTCTTGGCATACTTATAGCCTCGTATTAAGCCACTGGTCAGCTTCAACGCTGCGCGGCACACCTTCCTGCCCATCCATTGAGCGTGCCTGCCTGATACGGCTCAAGGCCTTCTGCTCCATGATCTGGACTAGCTGAGTGTTATCGGCAAGATTGTAAGCTAAATACGCACCAATGCGATCCGAAAGCGCCTCGACAAACAGAGAATCAAACATGGTTGTATCTTCAACGCGGGAAATATACTCAATCTTCACTGAGTCGGAGTTAACCAGCAGGGATTTACCCTCGATGCGATACGGCGAAAGGTCGTCATCAGTGCGCAAAACCTTCAAGCAGTCAGAAGGAAGCTGAAACTGCGCATCAAATTCAAAGATTGGATCAGTGGTTAACCGGGCAAGCTGAGCGCGCTTTATCGCAAAATTCCACGGATGCTCTCTAAGCATCGTATCGCGCAAGTCAGCATAGATTTGATTGCATAACCTGGCGGCTTTTGAGTTCTCAGTGAGATCGATAATCGTGTCTTCACCAATCTTGATCAGCGCCTTGTTACATATGTCTACTGTAGAGGCCATTTATCACCCATTAAAAAAGGGGCCGAAGCCCCTCCCGCCCGAAGGCTAACCAGCGGTAAGGGGCCGCAGGGTTCTGTTAATCGAGAGTGTAAAACAGCTCGATTGTCATCGTTCCGCCAACGTTAACATCAGCATCCGCCAGCGTAATCTTGATATCAAGATCCGCTTTAGGGTCTTCTGTCTGGCCGTTGACATGCTCCCATAGACGCTTGCCGTAGTTGGCAATATCCTTGATTACAGCAGTGTCAGTCACTGTTGCAGCGTCAATGCCATCATTCAGCGCGTCCGGGTCGTCAGTGATATTTGTCTTGCCGGTGCGGTTGAACACACCGATATCCAGAGTTGGAGCGCCAGCCGATGCCAGATCATCTGTATAAAGCTTAGACGCACCTAAGATACGCGCATTAGATGGCAAACGAGCCATCAGGTATGTGGAGGTTGCAGAGTCAGCCGCACCGACCTCCACTGTTTCCACCCATGAGCGTACAGCGCCGTCACCGATGCCAGGGCCGCCTAGCTCAACGGGATCTGCCGCAAGGCCGGTCATAATCAGTGAGCCGTTCAAGTTTACAATAGCCATCTTTATGACCTCCTATTAAGCTTCAGAACAAGCGATTTCAACAACTTTGTCTTCTTCCATGCGGGTTGCGCCGAAGTCTTCGGAACGGAATACCTGCACAGAGTAAGACTTATCAGGCCGCTCAGTAACTCGTGTAATATTGTTAGTGCCCTGAGCCAGCAACAGGCCGTCTTCAGCCCATGCAATAACCTGACGGTCACCGCTACCGTCGGTAGTCAGTCGCTCAGTACGAACAAACATGAAGCCCATGTATTCGTTAATCTTGCCTTCAACCAGTGCTTTCACGGTGTTGAAATCTGAACTGGTGATTTCGGTAGATTCCAGCAAGTCTGTCAGCTGCTTAGACGTGATTGCCATATAGCGACGGATATCAGGGTCTACATCATTGCCGTTCAGGATCTCAGCCGCAGAACGCAGCTTATCAATGGTCAGGCCGGTACCGCCAACAGGAACCTTTTGACTAGAAGGCAGAACAACGTTAGTTGTACCTTTCTTGCCGGTACGCGCAGTACCCAGAGCCGCTTCAATGATAATATCATCACGGCTACGGTTCATTGCCATCATGGCAGACCTGGCATAGGTAGAGGTTGGGTCGATCAGCATCCGCACCTTATCCGCCTGGTCAATCAGGTCAGCCCACTCAAAGGTGGACATAGTGACTGCACGGCGAGCGTGTGGAGTGTCAACGCGTGGAGTATCGGAGTGGCGAGAGGTACGCTCGATTGCTGCAGTAGCACCAACCTGCTCATAAAAACCAGTCTCACCGGTTTGTGATTCCATCCGCAATTTATTCATGAAGCGGCAATCTTTCTGCTGTGACAGCAGGTCGATGTTTGCACCGAATTGGTTTACAAACGCCGTGGTAATTTCAAAGCTCATAACAAGCCCCTTATTAAACAAAAGTTAAGTTTTGTCTAGCTTGCGGGGTTGTCGTTTCCGGTCCCTTATCACTAGATGTATCAGCAAAAGGTTCCGGCCCTGAAAGGGTTGTCGGAGGGTAGTGGCTAAGGGCGACAGCATGAAGCCCCCAACCACTGATTGACAGTATAGCGCTATCTCAGAAAGGTTCAACCGTACTGCAGCTTAAATGAGTCCTGCACACGGCGCATAATTTGCTGGTGCTCGGGGTGGCGTTTATCCATATACGCAGGATGAGCCATTAAGCTATTGCGCTCGTCTTCAATCTCTTGCGGCGTCTTAGCTTGCTCAGAGCCTACACCCTCAAGCTTACCGCTTTCCATCATAGACTTGCCGATATTACCAAACATGCGAGCCAATACAGGATGGTCTGCCAGCTTAACGCCATTGACTGTATTCTCTTGCAGGAACTTAACATCTGCCTCGCTGGCAAACTCAGTTACAGCCCGGTTAGCGATCTGCACATTCTGCTCAAACGCATTGCCCCACTCAGCTTTAAGCGCTGCAATCTGCTCGTTAGTGGCCGCCTCAGTTGCTCCGGCCTGAGCCTCACCCCGTGCTTGCTGATCAGAGAAGTACCAGTCGGTTAACTTCGACATTTGCTGCTGATTAAGGCCGACGCTATGCGCAATATCCTTAAACGCACCCTGGGCTTGCTCATCAATTTCGAAGCCTTCCGGAGCTGAAATCTCATAGGCTGCCGCTTCTTCAGGACGGCCAAGGCGAGCATATGTGTTTGACCAATCATCATCAGTCTGCGGCATTGGAATCTTGTCAGCACCGATTAAACGCTGGGCGTTCTGCCAGGACTTAGCCATAGTTTCGACAGAATCAAACTTGGTAATATTCTGGTCTTCGCGCATCTCTTGCGGCAGAGAGTCATACCAGTTGCCACCCTCGGCTGGAGCCTCTGCAACTGGCGCGCCGCCGCCCGCTTCGCCTGGTTCATCGTTCATCAATACAAATTTAAATCGGTTCATTGCTTAGCCCCTTCTGCTGTTTCAATGAAGTTTTTTTCATTCCAGTTTAATTTCTGGAGGATGGTCATGCCGGCGTCGCGCCGACCCTCACGGATCAGCACGGCGTTAGTCTCAATAGAGCCGGTCAGCGGCTCAAGCACATGACAGTAAGCAAGAATATCCTCTAGCACTCGCTGACCCTGCTCAGTGCCAAACACTTGTTTATAGTCGATATGCAGCTGCTGCTCTGCTGTTTTATTTGGCATTTCGAGCCGCCTTCTTTGGCTTTTCTTCAACCGGCTTAGCCAGCTCGATAGTCGGCGCTAAATACTCTACATGACGTTCTGAGCATTTTAGCTGATTACAGCGAACCATAGTGTTTTCTTTGTGATACTGCATAAGGCTGCCGCATTCGCCGCAATGAATCTGAGCTTGAATAATTGCTTTCATGATTAACCACCCCCTTCAGTGGCTTGGTTGATTGCTTGCCCCGCTTCACCGGCCTGCTGAGCCGCCGCTAAGGCTGTTTGTAACTGCTGAATCTGCTGCCTTTGCTGGCGCTGCACATCTCTGCCTTTCTCTTCAGACAACTTATCCATGCCTACACCAAACATTTGTAAGGTATCACGAACAAGCACGTCGCCATTAACGTTGTCAGTTAGCAGTTCAGGCTGTAATTGTAGCATAGGTGAGACAGATTCAACCGCCCTTAAAAACCCTGCCGCTTCCTGCTGCTGCTGGGCCTGTGCAACTGAGCCTGTAAATTCAAACTCAAACTTTTCAGGGATGGATTCTGGCGGCTGGCCGAAGCGACCTTGACGCAGCAAGATACCAAATACCCTGTCTAGCACAGGCCCCAAGTATTCAGACTGCACACGACCAAGCACCGGACCCATTAGGCGCAGCTTTTCCTCTGTGCGCTGCAATACTTCAGTGGCAGTCATTTGCGGACCACCAGCCAACTGAAGCTGATCAACAAAGAAGATGGATCGAATCTTGTCCTCAAGGAACTGCACAAAGTCTAAACCAATACCAGGGTTAGCAGATGGCAATTGGCCGACAGCTCCAGCAGCGTCACTTCCATCAAACACGTTAACACCGCCGGGGACTGTTCGCAGCGGATTCATAAAGCCGTCGTTAGTCACAACTAGAGGCGGATCTACAGACTTTTGAGCCGCCTTGATGGTGGTTTTCATCACCTCATTAAGCATCTTAATATCAGGAAGCGCCGTCATAGCCGGTGACCGACCATATGTTTCCATTGGAGATTTATAGAATCGACCTACAGGTAATGGCATTTCCTGAAATCCACCTTCCTCAAGCACGGCCTTATCCTGCTGAAGAACGTAAACAGACTCTATCGGCATCCCTTCAAAATTGCGCTTGCCTTCCTTCACATCCTTTCGAGGCTGGATGCAGTGAATAAT